CCAAAACCGCTAACCCATCGATATCATAGCCTTCGGCGAACACCGAAACGTCAGATATTTCCAACTGAAACGCTTCGCATTTCTGCTGCGCGAACTTCACCTTGAGCTGGTACGCGCTTCCGCCTGCGGTCGCGTTCGCGCTCGTCATCGTGTGCGTTTCCGCGAGCGTCGAAACGTAGTCGTAGGCGATTCGCACCAGCAGTGAATGCGACGAGCGCGAGTTTCCAGCGATGAGCAGCTCGTAGGCGCGCATGAACCCCTGGATGTTGGCGAACTTGATCCACCCGGTCAGCAATCGAAGCTGGTAAGCCGCGCTCGCCAAGTGAGCGTCGGTGTAGCCAGTCGACTGTTTGTAGACGCCAGCGGTGGCGCTAAGGGCAGGATCGGCAACGAACGCTCTGACCCCATCCATCGCGCAGATGGCGATCGCCTTGGTCTCATTGCTGATCCACCACTGTCCAAACTCGGTGTTGTAGATGAGCTCAACGCCGTTAGCCAAGGCAAAATGGGCTTGATTGGTATCAGTGACGAAGCAGCAGTCACGCAGGTCAGTCGAGTTGTACGATTCTACCGGTGCTCCAGAGTACTCGATCGACATGTCGCGTTTCAACGTGAAGATTCCTGCTTTTCCGCGCGACATGATCCCGTTGCTCGTTCTCACCACGTAGTTTTGACCGAGTGCTCCGGACTCCAAATGGAGTCTCTCGAAATCGCCCATCGTGTCGTTTGCGCCTGTGACGTCAGGTCCTTCGCCACCAGAAACGAAGATATCTCGCTCCTTGAACGCGAATGTTTTGCCGTCCATGCGTGCCAGGGCTGTTAGGGGGCCGCCTGCAGACGCAACTGGTTTGTAGACGTCCGGCATGAACGACGTTCCGTAGCCGGGGATGAACGGCTTAGATGGAGCGATAGATTGGCGATCGGTTCCGCCAAAAACCCACACCCTGTTTTTGTCAGTGCAGATCCCGATTGGCGCGTCTGGTTGATCGTTGTCGAGCTCGCCGCCCTGCGTGTAGAGGATCTCCTCCCTGGAAACATTGGCGTCTGTGCTGTTGATCGTGATCGACATCTCGCTGACCGCGACGTTGTTCACCGCCGATTGGTCTGGAACCCTGTAGTAAGTAGAGCCGTTCGCCACGGTCTGATAGACCCGGATGTAGTCGGTCTCGGTCTGCGAACCGATGCAATACGTCTGAACAATGACGTTCACGGTTCGGTTGGCTGCGAGCGTGATGCTCATCGGTAAGCTCACGGCGGACCTGACCAAGTTTCCGTTTGACTCGTACCGCTCCAAAACGAGGATGATGGAGTAGACGCCTGCGCTCATGACGCCAACACCAGCGTCAACTAGCGCCTTGATCGTTGGGTAGAGAAGATAGCCATTCTCTCTGATTCCAGACGGTCCCAAGATCTGAAGGTATCCACCGGTCACCAACAGCCCGCTTGACGTCTCAACCGCGTGGTACTTGCCAGAGGTAGAGTAGTCGAAAACGGCAAGATTCTCGTTTCGCGAGTCGTTAGTGAACGCCGAGCCAAGCGTTGCCTGAAGCACCGAACCAACCGAACCGCAGAACACGCTAGGGGACGAGCCGTACTGATGCAGGTCGCTATTCGACGCACCTGCGATCGTTTTGGTTGAACCGGCTTGGTTGTATAGCAACCGAGCGCGCGCCTGCTGCGTGGTGTTTATTTCCACGAGCACAATGCAGGATTGACTCTCCAGAGCTAGGTTCTGAGGCGGTTTGAACAAGCCCAGAACAAAAACACGTGTCGCTCCGGATTGAACAAGGATGTACGGCTTGCTCATCAGGAACAAAGTGCGAGCAGTTACGCTGCCGCTGGATACGCCTGCCGAGTTCACCTGTACGTAACGGATCGATGAGTCGTTGACCGCGCTAAGGCCGCTGACGATCACCTCTTGCCACACAACGTGAGCCGTTCCAGCCGCGTCCATTTTTGCCGACAACAGATCTCTCGCGAGTGTGCCGGCTAGCACGACGGTGGTCGCCAGGGTGTTCGCCATGGTGCTGGTCGTGTAGGTACGCGTGTTGAGATTGAACGCCGCATCGCCCCAATAGACGCGCGTGTTGTCTCCATACTCGCAGACTGCCACTTGTCTCACGGCGGACGCAGTCGCCCACGTGACGGAGGTAGTCGCCCATCCCGAGACCGTGACTCTCCACAGTCGCATCGTGGTCGCCGACGTCGAATCCCAGTGAGCGACCATCACGTAGCTGCCGTCTGAGCTAACGCACATGTCACAGAGCTGAGCCGCAGACAGACCCGTGTTTAGGTTCGTCAGCGTGGCACGCAGGGTTTGGGTTGTAGTTGTCACCTCGTAAAGTAGACTCTGGTTGGTTGCTGCACGAGAGTGCAGCACCAGCACCAAGCCACCAGCCGAAACGATTTTGATGGCATCGAGGCCTGGCCCACCGATGGTGAGCGTCATTTTGAAAACGGAGACGACCTTGGCGACCGTCGTATCGAACCAAACGACGAATACACTGCCGGTAACGGTGAGCACGACATGAGCGATGATGCTTGCACTCACCCAAGCCGAGCCTGATGACCTGATCGCGTTTCCCGGGAAGATGCTCTCGATGTAGGCCATGGGCGCTGCGAGTCCGCTGAACTCGGTGGCCGTTCCAAGGCTCGGAGAATAGACACTCGCCGTCTCGGTCGTGTTCGTGTTGATCGTCGCGATCGAGTCACCGAACGCGTGAATGCGCCGCGCGGTTGTTGGTGCCCCGGTGAGCGCGACAGATCCGAACCGCTTGCTGATGCGCCCGGTCTTTTCGAAGCGCGCGTTTTCGAGCTCGAGCATTTTCCCAGGCGCGACGAGCTTCGCGTCCGTCTTCGTGTCGAGGCCTTGGAGCTGAATGTCAATAAGCTGCTTGTCGAGTGCCATTAGCCACCCACGCAGAGAAGGGTGACGGTGTTTGTCGCGGTGCTTGGAGGCTTGATATACTCAACAGAGAACAGTGACTCTCCGATAGCGTTGCCCAGCACATTCAGCGCGCCGCCGCTTGTTTGATAGGCGCGAGCCTCGATGTAATCGCCAGCGGCTACCTCGATGGGCTGCGTGCTGATAATTGCATGATCGCCAGCGCTCGCGTTTCCGCGAATCTCGCCCCAGCGCGAACCAGCAAAGCCTGTGACGCCGTTTTTTGACACCCAGATAAAGCGTTCGCCAACTGCGCTTGCTGCGAAATAGCATCCAAAAGAGGGCAGAACGATCCCGGCTTTTTCGCACACAACCCGCGCCGGGTTTACCGTGTTGCTGTGTGTCAGGTTGCCGAACTTTCGGCGTTCTATGTCCCAAGTAACAGCGGTGTCGGTGGCGTTTGCGATCGTCGCGCTCGTGCGCGTTAGTTCAATACCTCCAACAGGAGCGGCATACCTCGCCGTGACGCCAATCGTCCCGCCCGGTGCATCCATGCGCCAATCGAGCGACTCAACCGCGTAACGAACATTTGCGCCAACCGCTTCGCTGCGGAGCGCGTAGACGCCAATCGGCTTAAAGCCGAGCGTGATTGGCTGCTCGAGGCCGTGCACGAGGTCGCGCTTAATGATGGCGCACTTCACGTTGTCGGTGAACGTGAGCCCACCGGTGAGCATGGCCTGCAACTCGACAAGCGCGCGCGACGTCGGCTGCACAAGCACGTCTTTCAGCGACTCCACCGTCTCGCCAATGCGAGCGGCGTCTATGCTGCCCCATCCAGGCTTCACCACCAGCCTCCGAACGGACCGTCATCGCCAGAGCCGTCACCCATCCCGGTGACGTCGACCATGCGGTGAGGTCCACCCTGGTCCCGGTTTTTCGTGTTCGACTGGATTCGCGCTGCGATCTCGTTCTTGCGCGCTCGCACCATCGTGGAGTCGCTCTCTTCCTTTTCGAGCGCCTTCGCGGCGACGTCGCAGATCACGTACTCGTGCCAGCCGTTGATCGAGTCGAACGCAGTGCCATCAGCAGCGAGCTGCGGAGCTCGTGGGACGTAGCGAATACGACAGGTGAACGTTCCCGTGGGGGTGGGCACGAATTCAATGCTGGAGCCAACCAGGCGATGGCGAACGTCATCACCACGGGTGTCCCAGCTGAGTGACTGGCGACGGTAGCGCTCTTCATCCATGAACCGGCGAATCGGCCACCAGTTGGAGCCTTCTTGGACCTCCACAGCCACAAGCTTGAAGAAATCCGCAGAGGCTCCAACGATGGTGTCGAGCGCATACAGCGCACCGAGTGCCACGCTCACCGTGAAGGTGGCGCGCGCCTCGTAGTAGTCGTCACCGTAGCTCTCGACGACGAGGCCGTAGAGCTCAGCGATTGAATCGTTGATCCAGTCGTTCAGCTCGGCGTCAGAGACGAACTGAGAATTGACCATGTCCGCTCGTTGGCGAACGCGATCGCGTAGTTGGAGACGTGTGAACGAGAGCGCCACGCAGTGACCCCGAGCGGAAAATCAGCGCTGCTCGTTCTTGGCGGGAGCCGAAGAACCTTACTCTTCTTCTTCGTCGTCTTCGTCTGGCTCGGACTCTGGGGCGCCCTGGTAGTAGTCAAGCGCCTCGCAAGCTGCCTCGGCGTTCTCTCGCTTCACTGCCGAGATGAACGCTTCCATCGCGGACAGCTTGCCGGCGCCCGCCTTGGCCTTCGGCTTCTCGCCGTCGCCCGAGGCCTTCTTGAGGCCTTCGAGCAAGAGCATCGCGACTTTACCTTTCACGATATGACCGAGCTGTTTCGGATGACGGCGGCGAAGTTTACGCGGTTGTTCGCATTCGCTGCGATGTCCGCGTCAGCTCCAGCCGTGAGTGTCCGAATCAGAATGGTGTTCGCCGAGGTTCCGGTCACGACGGTGCCCGCCTGGGCAAACGTGTTCGCCGACGCCGCGAGCTGCACGGTGGCAACCACGCTGTCGAGTTCGACGTACTTGTCACGAAGAGCGACAGAAAACGTGCCAACGCCAGTGCGGGTGACAGTGAAGCCCTGCCCGCGCACCGTAGTTGGCGCGCCTGCTGCTGCCGGTGCAAACGATCCAGCGAGCACGATACGACCCGTGCCGAGGATTTTCAAAAGGTTCCATGCGCGTGCTGCCATCGTAGTAGTTTCCTTTGTCTGAGTGTGGTGGGGCGACTACGGCGGCGATTACGTGGGCAAACCGAAGTTGCCGTTTTTGCCAGGAGCCCAGCAGCCGAGATCGCCATAGAAGCCGACGCGACCTTGGATGGCGTCCAGCGTGGTCTCGGTCAGGTACGTGTTGCTCGATTTGTACTTGAGCAACTTCGGCGCCTTGCCGATGGAGCAAAGCTTCCAGGTCTTCAGCGTCATCGCGCAGCCACGGCCGCTTGGTGCGTTTTGATCACCAAGCAAGAGCACCGAGCCCTTGGGATGCTGCACGCGGATGCCACGGAAGCCAATGCGGCCATCTTCGCCGGCTTTCGCCATGTCGTAAGTTGCACGACCGACCATGGCTTTCTCGACGTTCGCGAAATCGCTGGTGTGCTGGAACACGTGGTCAGGGTTTGCACCTTCGCGGCACATCAGAGCCAGGCCATCGATGAGCGCCTCCTCTGGGTTCTGTGCGGTGCCGTCGTAGCGGATGCCGCCGAGGCGGGTCACGTCGACCGAGCGGTTGACGGTGAGAAACGCGGTAGCCGATGGGTCGGTGCGAGGAATCCATGCTTCGAACCCGTTGATGCGGATGTTCGAACCACCGTTCGCAGCGTCGCCCTGTTGGTAAAGGAAGTCGCCAACGGCGATCGCGGCGATACCGGCAGACCAGTTGCCAGACGCAGTGAGCACGCCGGTAGTACGGTTCACTGCTGTGAGCGTGACAGTCGCGCCAGCGTTGCGGAGCGCGCCACCATCTGCGGCGGACGCTTGCAGCTTCATGCCAACTTCGAAGTTGGAAATATCGTTGATGTTCGCGAGCGTGATGGTCGTGCTGGCCACAGTCGACCCAGAAGAGATGGCGCCACGCGAGCCGGTGCCATTTTTGTAGAGCGCGATCGCTACAGAGCGCGATGCCTCTTCAAAGGCCGAGTCAGCTTCGGAGGTCAGCGAGGAGATGAACGAGCCGTCATCGCCGTCCGCCGCTTCGATGGTTTCGTTATCGACGCGGTAGAGCGAGTAATCCTTTTTGCGGGTGAGGATGAAATCCTCGTAGAGCGAGTTGCCCATGTTCGCGAGCGCAGTCGCGAAATCAGCAGAACGAGCCTGCGGATTTCCGTACTTCGTCGGGATAGGAAGGTTGCGCCCCGGAAACTTTTCAAGCTTCGGGATGAGCGCGTACATCGGGTTGTCTGGGTAAACGAGGTCTTCGACCTTATCGCCGAGGTAGTATTGCTTCATCACTGGATCGAAGTCAGTTAGGTCAAGCACGCGAGCACTCCAAAGGAGCGCCTTTTATTTGCGCCCCTTGAAACTCAGGGCCCATGCGAGTCGCTCTTCGCGACTCATCTTGCGCGTATCCGGATCATTCCGGATTGGCGCTTGGCCCTGAACATCGTTGGTCAGATTCTTTGGTTTCTGATTCGCTTGCCGTGCTTGGCCATCTTCGACAGGCGCAGCGCTAGTCTGCGTCCCGAAGCGTGCTTGGAGCTTTTTGCTCCCGGTGATCAACTTCTCTTGTTCCTTGTAGAGAAAGTCTTCGAGCAATTCAACGGCTTTTTCTACGGGCAGGATTTGCTGATGCTCAGAGAAGTAACCTTCCATGAGCGCGTAGACCTCTTCCACTGCAGCCTGCCCGTTCAATTTGCAGATCTCGAACGTGTCGGCTTTCTCGTTGATGGTCTTCGCAATATCCGTTTTTGTTTCGTGCACCACGGCTTTGAGTGACTGCGCACGCGCATCGCTCTCGCGCGTCTCAAGGTCCTTTTTGATGGCGGCGAGTTCGTTTCGCAGCTCGAGCGTGTCAGCGTCGGGTGGCTTTCCACTGTCCGATGCAATCGCCTGCAGCAAACGATCGGGATCGATCTTGAAGGCCTTGATGATCGCCATCGGGTCGGTCGCAGCTTTTTGCTCAAGCTCGGCGAATGGCTTCAGACGAGTAAAGTCCGCGTTTTGGTCTTTCCATTTCTGCTCGCGCTCGCGCAGCTCCTTTTCCTTTTTGCCGATCATCCCGAAGCGACGGTTGAGCTCGTCGCGCATCTGGTCGATCTCGTTCGGCTGCTGCGGTGCTGCCGGCGCGGCCTCCGCTGGCTTGGCTTCACCGGTGGGCGGCTTCGCTTCGCTAATTAGGCCTGGTTTTGGTGCTGATTGCGAGGGTGGTGCGGCCGGTGCCGCTGGAGCCGGGGTTGCAGTCGTCGTCACTTGAACGATCCTCTTACGCCGTTGGCGGCGTCATTGGGGCTTGCGCACCACCAGCAGGCGGCGCGCCGGGCATCGCGGGGGCAGGTGCTGCCGGCGCGGGCTGTGTCTTTGCATTGAGCTGCTGCGCATCGCGCATCCATCGGCGAAGCTTGTCGAGCGCGTCTTCCGGGTAACCTTGGCGCTGCGCCTGCAGGTACGCGTCTAGGCAACGCTTCATGCCGAGCTGCAGCGGCTGGAACGGTTCCGGTGGACGGTAGTCTTTACCGTCGAGGAAGTCGTCGATCATCTCGTCGATGTTGTCGATCGCCGCGGTGATGCGGCGCCGCGTGCGCTCGAGGTCCGGGATGTCGATGAGCGAGACCGCGTCGTCGCGCTCGATCCACTTGGCGTCGTACATCTCTTTGACCTGCTGCATGCGGCCGCTCGGCTGCGTCGAGAGCGAGGAGATCGGGAAGACCTGCAGCTGATATTGCTCACGGTCGAGCCCGACGTCCTTCCAGTCCACCTCGTCGATGAACGTGCGACCGTACTTCTTCGATTGCGAGATCACCTTGAGGCTTCCGCCGTTCTTTTCGGCGAGCTCGCGCGTCTCTTCCAGGATCAAGTCAGTGAAATCCATCGAAAGCGTTTCGTAGTCCTGCCCCTTGTCCACAAAGCGCTCGGACTCGATGTCGTTGTACTGGCGCAGAGCTTCGCCGCTGGCATTCGGACCAAGCGGATTCTTAGCCGCTGCGCTTGCCTGCGAGATGCCAGTCTTCTCAAAGGCCTTCGACCACAGCGTCAGGAGCCAGTTGAACTCTTCCGGGTTGGTGGTGGCGAACGCGACGATCTCTGGCTTCATGCCGCGATAAACGACGACGTTGCCGGGAACGTTTCGCAGGTGCGCCGGGTTGATCTTCGATCCTTCCTCGGTGAGCACCCACGGCACGCCGAGCCGGATTTTTTCCTGCAGCCGCTGCAGTGTGAAATTGATCTCGGTCTGATCGCCACTCATCTCCTCGGCGAGGCCTTGGCCAAAGTAGCCGAGCGTCGGGTCCTTCCAGTTGATTTTGGCGATGGGAAACTTCGGCCGTTTCCACTCGTCGTGCGAGATGGTGTAGCCGGCGATCACCTTCACGCAGACGCCGTCCGCAACGCCGTCGCCGCTCGGCAGGTGCCAAGCTTCGTGGACGTCGATCATGTCGGCGCGACGGGACTCGGGTGTGTCCGATCGCTGGTCAGAGCGCGGAGATTTCGCCACCGCCGCAAGCATCTCGTGATCCCACGTCTTCGTCTCAGAATCGAACGCCCACGCAGCCACAACGGCGCGCGGGATGGCCTTCGTGCGGAATAGGTTGCGCGGATCGCCATGGATTGCTTCCATGTCGTCGACGAGCAGCTCGTCTGGGAAAATGCGCTCAGCGTAGACCTTTCCTGCGAGACTGGAGACGAGCGCGAAGCCGCTGCCAAAGATCGTGCTGTCGCGAAACACCCGCCGCATGAGCTGGTGAGCCTTGAGCGCGTAGAACTGACCACGGACGTACTGCTCGGTGCCTTTGGCTCGTTTGCGCAGTGTCCAATTGCCATCCATCGTCACGAACGAAGGGATCGGCTTGTTCTTGGTGATCTTCGCGGTGATCGTGTCGATGCCAGATGCAATGACGTTCCACGTCACGCGCTCTTGCTTGGACTTTGCCGGGCGGGCGTACGTGCTCGAGGTGAGCCCCATCGCTTCGAAGTTGCCGTACATGCGAGCGTGGTGGAGGTTTGCCGCCGCGCGGTACTCTTGGTTCTTGCGCAGGTCGCTGATGTACGCACAGAGCGGTTCGTGGACTTTGTCTTTGTCGTAGGTCCACCAGAACGCGTTACCGCCGCTGAGGATCTTCAAGAAAGCGTCGGGGAGCTTCATCTTCGGAGCGTCCTGCGACTTCATTCGTCACCGTCCGAAAACTCTTCGGGTGTGTGATCGTCGTCAGCAGAAACGGCGTCTCGGTCGATGAACGCGCTCGAGCTGAACTTCAGCTTGACGCCGCATCCATCGAACTCGATCACGTGTTCGCGTTTCAGAATCTGAATGAGGCGCGCGATGCTGTCTAGGCTTTGCTCCACCACGGTTGCTGCCGATCGTCGCCGTCGTCGTCGTCGAGCGGAGCGAGCTCGTCTTGCTCCTCGTTCCACTCTGGACTGTTGATTTGCGGCGTCTTCCTGGCTGGCTCGTGCAGGTAGTGCCGCAGCTCACGCCACCCATAAAGGGCGGCGTCGGCGAGGTCGTTCGGGTACCGAGGGTCCTCGCGTTTTCGATCCTCGGTCCACTGTAAGACAAGCCACTGCTTTGTTACAAGCCAATCTCTCGGGGCCTTGATGAATCCGCGTCTGAAGTCGTCGTTCATCAGCTCGATGGCCGCTGCCTTTGTGGTCTTCTCGGCTGGCTTCACCGGGATGTTGTGCCGCCGGCGCAGCTCGTCGGCGATCGTTTTGCCGAGCGCGCCGCAGTCAGCCACAATGGTGCTGATATCGTAGTGCTTCTGATACTTTCGGATGCGCTCAGCGATGGCCGTTACGTCGAGACCGTTCTCCGCGTGCTCGTCCACGAGGTATGCCTCGCGCCTTTGAGGCGAGTAAGCCCACACGACGAACGCGCATGGGTCTGGCGAGTGACCAAAGTCCACCCCGAGCACGTGAATCCATTGGCCGTGGCCTGGCAGCTCTTCGTAGCTGTTGGCTCCGGGGTCGTATCCGAAGACCAGTGAATCACTGTCTCGAATCCACCGACCCATGTACTCGCGCATGAAGCGCGGCTCGGTGCCGTTCCATCCGCGCTCGAGCTTCTTCGCTTCAATCCACCGAAGCGCGAGCTCTTCCCAGTTCGCTTTGCCGGCCCAGCGCGGGAACTGCTCGTTGTCGAGCACGGTCCAGCTGTGCGGCTTCCAGCCCTTGATGATTCCCACGTCAGCATCGTGGAAGTATCCGACGCTCGATGCGTTCGGCGTGCCGGCCATGGTGACATAGCCGTCGTAGTCCTCCATCGCGGGACCGAGAACGTCTTCGACGAGGTACTCAAGGTAAGCGTCGAAGGCCTGCGACTCATCGAGCGCCACATTGGCGAACGCGTGACCGCGCAACTTCTCGCGCTCTTTCTTGTCGTCGGCGCCAGCGAGCCAAAGCTGGTGACCGTTCGGCATGTACGCGATGAGCTTTTGGTCGTTGAACTCGATGCCGAGCTTTGCGCGCTCGTTCAGCCTCTTGAGCGGAGTCCACATGAGGCGCTCGGCGACGGGGCGAGAGAGCGCGATGTATGCGCTCACTGCGTCGGGAATCTCTCCGGCCTTGTCGAGCAGGTCAGAGCGAAGCGTTACGGTTTTGCCTGCGCGGCGGCCACAGCGCAGAGTCTTGCGCCTGGATTTGTCAGCTATGAAGGCGCGCTGGCGATCAAACAGGCCAACGAGGTGCGGCGCTGCTGAGCTTTCGCGCAGAGCGCGGCGGCGCTTCTCGCGATCAAGCGTCTTGCTCCAAAACCTTTCGCGGACGTCCACGGGTTGGGGCCTGTTCGGTTGCTTGCTTGGCCTCCGCGTACTGCGTGACCCCGGTGTTCTCCTCATACGCCAAAGGCTCGTCGAGCGCATCGAGTTGCTTGCATTGGCTCACGTGAACGCCGCGTTTGCGCATTCCGTTGCCGGGATGGCGCACCCAAACGATGCCGAGATCATCGAGCTCGATGGTCGCGCCTTTGTCCTTCAGCGCTGAGGTGTTCACTGACGGCGCAGGCGTCGCGCCAATCATCATGTGCGTAACAAATCTCACTTCGGTCAATTTCATCCGAGCTTCTCCTCTGCAAAAACCATCCATGGGTTGTAAATTGCCGCGTAGTGCGGCGCGATCTTGTCCGAGTGGTGCGTCCAGTGCGTGTAGTAGAGCGGCTTGCTCGAACCGTTGCGGAATGCGCTGAGTAAAGAATTCATTACACCGAAGCGGCGAAACGATTTCTTGGTGAACGCGTAGTGCACGACGAGCTCGTAGCTGCGCAGCTCACCAGCGAGCCACCCGTACACGTTCGTGTCGTCCTCGGGGTCGACTGCGCACGCAACCACGACGGTGGGACGCTTCAGCATGCGTGCGATTAGCTTGCGTTGCTCACGCTCGAACACGTCGTCAGGCGCCTCGCGCGTCTTCAGCGACGTCTTTCGGTAGCTGTTCAGCCACGAGTGGTAAAGCATGTCCATCTCGGCCGCTGTGATGGCGCGCAGGACTGCTCGTCCGGCTTTCAACTGCACTGGGCTGCTCATGCAAGCCACCCACGAACGCGCATCTTGAGCAGCTCCCAGGCCACGCGCCAAAAGCCAAAGCATTGGTCGCAGCGGCGCGAGTCTGTCTTCGCGTCGTACCACCACGCGAGCTCAGAGCCGCACTTGGCGCAGCCGTTCGTGTGAATGATGGGGTCCGTTCCGTCAATCCACTTCACTTTCTCCGGCCATTTATACACCCTGCTCACTCGTCGTCCTCTGGTGGCGCTTTCTCGTCGTCGTCCTGCCAAAGCTTCTTGCCTGGTGGCACTGGCGGTGGCTTTGGCGCTTTGATTTTGCGTCGTGGTTGCTCGTCGTCATCGTCGAAGTCGTCGTCTTCCATGCGTGGCTCCTCTGTTTTTTTGCCGAACGTTTGTTCCCAGTTGGCGTTGAACGCCTTCGAGCTCGCAACAGGTGGGCGGGCGAGCAGCTGTGTGTACCAACGCTCATTTGGGCGTATGCGCTTCACTCCGCCGCGACTCATTCTGAAACCTCGCGGTAGATCCATTCAACGTCAGGTCCGACGCGCAGCTCTTCTTCAAAGAAGTAGGTTCGCGTCTTCGGTTCATAATCGTTGAGCGTCGGCAACTTGCTCGTCGCTACGAATAATCTGCCGATGAGGGGAGACACGAACGTATGCCCTGGAAACTTTCCGTCGACTCGAGGAAAGCTTTTCTGCAGACCATCGGCAGAAATCAGCGTCACGGTGCAGCTCATTTCGGCGCCTTGCCGAACAATCGCGCGAGCAGACCTGGCGATTCTGGTTTCGGTGCTGCCTTTTCCTTCTTCGCTGCTCGTAACGAGCGCACAGCGAGCGCGAGCGCCATCAAGATCTTCTCTTTGTCGCTTGAACCGGGCAGCTCGCGAATGGTGCGAATCTCATCGCCAGTGAAGTTGAGCGTTACCTGCTTGTATCTGACGGTCATTCTCGATCCTTGGTTTGGTGTTCCAATCGTTTCTGCTCGAGCTGCTCGTCAGTGAGCGAGCGAGCGATCTTCTCTCCACGATCATTGAGCTCGGCGAACGCGGTGATCAGCCCCGGCAGCGAACTTGCCTCGCCGGGCTGCAGCGGAACGCCATTGGATGCGAGTGATGCGAGTCTTCCAATCTCTGTGCTCACCGCAGCAATTCCTGCAGCTATGACGGCTTCAGTGCTCAGCTCGATGGCCTTTTGCTCGTTGAGCGTGAGCACTGGGATCGGATTTTTTCCGAGCACGCGCTCAAGCACGATCTTTGCGGCGAGCACGTGGTCTCGGTGATTTGGGTTCTTTGCTGTGCGGATGAGCGCTTCGAGAACGCCTTCAGCGTTATCCACCAGCATCTCTTTGATTTTGGTCGGAAGTTTGGGACGCCCCGAAAGATTGCCAGATGTTCCAGCTTTAAATGGTCGTCCGGGGCCTGGTTTGCGCTTGCTGTTTCCAGCCATAAGACCGCCATGTAACGCTTTTGCGGTACGCTGAGTCAACAAAAAGCTGAAATGTGACGCCAGGTTGCTCCGGGTGATGCAATGAGCAATGAAGAGCTGAAATTGCAGGGGTTGGGTCGTTACTTTGCTTAATGATTGCAATAGTTTACGATGTTTTTACCCAACCTACCCATCAAAAAGTGCACTTTCCTATAGGGGCTGAATATGGGGTACCTGCAGGTACCACTAAATCTGTTACTACTATAATATTAAAAAAGGTTGGGTAGGTTGGGTAGTAGTATGAAGTCATTGAGTTTTTTTGCGACCCAACCTCTGGAGCGATGTTGGGTAGGTTGGGACGGTCAAAGCAGCGGAAGCTGCTGCTTGCGGGCGTATCCCCACTGAAAAGTTCCGTTACACCAGATCTTTTTGCGCTCGAATCCACAGAGTACGAGAGCCCTTGCAGCACGCATTTGCTGGCCACGGTCATGCTTTGCTTCTGGCAGGTCGAACACCTTGAGCAGCACCTCGCGCACCGAGGTTTCGTCGCGCCCAATCACCCAGTGCTCGATCGTGTCAACCCAGGAATCGCGAGAAACACGCGCCGCCTGCTCGGCTTCGATGAGTCTGAGCAGCGCCGCATCGCGCACGTACCACTGCTCCCCTGTCTTGAATCGATGCATCGTTTCAGCCCACATCTGATCGACGTTGTCAGTCAGCCACTGGATGTCCGGTGCCATTCGCACCACGATCGGCCAGAATCTTCGATTGCCTGTCTCGTCGCGCAGGTATCCTTCACCCCCGGGGTTAACCGTTCCTGCGAAGACGCACTGACGTGGGCGAACGATGGCGCGCCGTCCGAACGCTGCCCGGTACTTGTCGTCTCGGCGCGTGATGTACGCCTTGACCGCGCTGAGCTCGCCACGGCTGAGCGCATCGAGCTCACCCAGCTCGATGATCCATGCGCCTTGGATTTGCTCGGCGGCCGCCTTGGTTCCCATCTCGGGGATTTCATCGGTGAACCACTCGCGCTGCTTGCAGAGAATGCGCAGCGACTTCGATTTACCCCAGCCCTGCGGCCCCTCTAGGATGAGCACGGCCTCAGCCTGACACCCAGGTTCGTTTGCCCTGGCGACAGCGCTGAGCATCCACATTGCACCCACCGATCGTGTGTAGTCGTTCACCTCGCAGCCGTAGACGCGAGTTAGCCACTCGTCGACGCGCTTCGTCCCGTCCCACTTCAGCCCACCGAGGTACTCACGCACCGGGTGAAAGGCTGCCGTGTTGGCTGCAGCGCTGACCGCCCTGGCAATCGCGTCGATTGCCACCGTCACGTCGTACTCACGTTCGAGCCACGACTGGACCAGTGTGTCATCGACGTCTCGCCAGATGGGAGACTCCTCGTTGCGCGCGAAAGGTGGGTCTCGTCGCACAATGAGCTGGTCAGAGAAGCGGTTGTAGGCGAGCACGCCCTTCCATTTGGGATCGTGCTCGAGGATGATTTGAACGTTTGCAGCGCTCTTCATCAGCTTAGGATTTTCCGCCGCCGAGTAGCGGAGCCGCTCCTTCCAGTCGGATGGCTCTGCCGAGCTCGATGGAATTGGCTGCTGACGTGTCGCCTGCTTCTTTTCGAGCAGGAAACCACGCGGCCTTCGAGCGCCTTTCTGAGCCGTTTTGATTTTGTGCCACAGCTCCTTTTCGCTCCACGGTGGGTCGCAGCGTGGGTTGTATTCACTCGACAGCAGCGCGTAGGCCTCATCATCACTGAGGTCGAAGCCGACGCACATGGCGAGCGCAGCGCTCCACGTCTGAGAGTGCCCACCGCTGCCGCTTACGGCGCCAGGCACGCGAGCCAGGTAAGCCGTTGCCCGCTTGATTTTCTCGGTCGCTGGCACGTTCGCCACCGCAATCGAAGTGGCTGGCGCTGGCGTTGGTTTAGGCCGCTCGAGCAGCTTCAGAATCGACGCCGGCAGAACGTCTAGGTCAATCGGCCCAAGCATAAAGCACTCCATTGGGGTGAACGGAAGGTGGGGCCACAACGTACCCGCCGTCTGATTTTAGGTCGACGCCTTTGACGAACTCGATGCGGCTCGGCACCTCGATGCCATCGGGATATCGAAAGTAGAGGTGACTGCCATCGCTGCCAGTGGTGACCAGCCCGAGCTTGTGATCGTCCAGCCCGGTCGCTTTCCAGAACGTTGCTAGGTCGCCGCCGTTCTTCGGGTCGACGTCGACCACGATGATGCCAGAGACGCGCCCAGTGGCGATCCCGATGTTGGCGTGCGGATGAGCTCGCCACCATTTGCGGATCTGCTTCGGATCCGTGCTCGCCTCTTTGAACCCGTGATCGGTTATTGGTGACTTGCTGGCCTTGCCGAGCGGGAACACCGCCCAGCCGCGAGCAGCGTACGCCAGTGCGTGATCGAGGTGTGTCATATCGAACCCCCACAATGCGGGCACGAACGAGCGGCGAGTTGCGCATCGAGCTGCGCTTCAATCTCGGCCGGGTCGTTCCCGCGAATGTAAATCCCACCAAACGTCTGGATCATTTTTCCGAACGCGAGCTGAGATTTCTCGGCTTTGCCAGTCGCGCTCTTCGTCTCCACCTCGAGGCGAGTGCCAAAGGGCGCAACAATGCCGCTCGCATCGCCGCCACCGACGATGCCGAAACGAATCACGCGGCGTGGGTCGTCCATCGCCCGAGCCACCCCAGTGTTCTGTCGCCACAGTCGCACGTCTCGGCGCTGTCCAAGTCGTAAAATCGTTGGCTGTGTTACTTCGTCTATTTCAGCCATGGGTGGCACTCCACAGCAGAGCGATGAGGCTCCACGACACGGCAGTAAGTCCAAGTATGACGAGAATGCTCGCAAGCTGCGGCTTGCGTTGCGAACGCTTATTCCGAATCCATGAATCGTGAATCATCGTCGCGATTTCTTCTTCGCTCATGGCCATCTCCCGTAGATCTGGTTGTGTTTGTAAGCGGCCTTTCCGATGGATCCGCGCGACTGGATGACCAGCCGTAGGAACTGCTCAGAGGCCTTTCCTTCTTCGATTTGCTTGAGCCATCGCAGTGTAGACGGGCTCGGTTTTGCCCCGCCGTAAATCTGCGCCTTGCCAATGGCCTGCTGAGCGAGCCGCAGCACATCGAGCTTGTCGACTGCCACTAGCTCGCCTGATGGCTTCTCAACCGTAAACGTGGACGTTGGCGTCCATGTGTGCCCGCAGCTCGGACACGTGCGCGTCGATCCTGACACGACAAAGTAGCACTTCGGGCAGTTCTTCAGTGACCGAACCGCACCCTTCGATTTTTTCGGTCGCGCGAAATCTAGCGTCCAATCGATGTCGGTCCACGGCAGCAGGCCATGACGCAGCACGTTGCCCGCATGATCGAGCACGAGCGCTTCGCCCTTGCCGGGTGAAGGACGCATAACGCGACCCCACATTTGCAGCAGCAGCGAGAGCGATTCTGTTGGACGCGCAAGCACGCACACCGCAAGGGCAGGAAAGTCCCAGCCCTCGGTAAGAATGCCGACGTTGACGATCACACGAGCCGACCCGTTTCGCACCGCAGCAACGGCAGCGTTTCGCTCGGTGGAGCCCATCTTTCCATCAACGCGGACAGCAGCAACGCCGGACCTTGCGAAATCGTCTACGAGTGCCCTGCTGTGCGCGAGCGAAACAGCAAAGACCACAGTGGGACGATTTGAAGCTCTGGCGAGCCAGTGCCCAACGATGTCGCCGCGAATCTCTGCGCGGTTGCACCGTGCATCGAGCTCCTCGGCGTTGAAGTCTCCGCCTGTGCGTTTCACTCCGGCGAGGTCAGGCTCACTCGGGTGAGAGAGCACGACCGGCTTGACGAGCGCTCCGCTCTCGATAAGCGAGCTGACCTTCGCCGCAACGATGATCTTCTCAAACACGTCGCCAAGCCCACGGTCATCGAGCCGGCAAGGGGTCGCCGTTAGACCTAGAACGATGGCGCCAGGCAGCGCAGCGATCACCTTCGTGTATCCATTGGCTGCCGCGTGATGCGCTTCGTCGATGACGATGACATCCACTTGCGGAATCTCGCGGCGCACGAGCGTTGCAAGCGATGCGACATATACCTGCGACCTCGGCACGCTTTTGACGCCGGCAATGATTTGCACGACGGGCACACCAAGACGCTCCACCGCTTGCTCTACGAGCTCGATGCGATGAGCGAGGAACAAAATTTTAAGTCCACGGCGCACGAGTGCCTGCACGAAAGCGGCGGCGATCACCGTCTTGCCCGCACCCGTGGGTGCAACCAAAACGATGCGCCGCGCGCCGTCGTCGAAACTTTGCAGGCACTGGTTCACCGCACGCGACTGGTAGTCGCGCAGGGTGATTGTGCTCATGTCGTGGGTGCCTCCTCGCACAGCACGCCGTTACGCGCGGTGTACCAGGTGTCTTGCTTCACGCCGTTGATACCGACCTCGCCAACACGGGCTCGGTAGCGCTTCGCCCCATCATCCCAGAACGTGACGATGATGAGTCCGTTCTCTCCAGCCTTGGCCCTGGCAGACGAGCCAATAGCTGACGCGATGCCAGCCACGCCACTGCTGGCGGCCGTCGAATAATTGCCACTGCTGGCGGCCTTCGAACCATTGCCACTGCTGGCGGCCTTCGAATAATCGCCACTGCTGGCGGCCGTCGAACCATCGCCACTGCTGGCGGCCTTCGAACCATAGCCACTGCTGGCGGCCGTCGAACCATCGCCACTGCTGGCGGCCTTCGAATAATCGCCACTGCTGGCGGCCGTCGAATAATTGCCACTGCTGGCGGCCGTCGAACCATCGCCACTGCTGGCGGCCTTCGAATAATCGCCACTG